TGCACAAGCGCGCCATGACCACCTTGCGGCTCAAGCTTGGCGGTCTGCAAGGGCAAGCGTGCATTCAAGCTCTGCGATCCGCCGCGTAGCGCCGCGAATGATCAGGTCTTGGTGCAGGGAGAGTTCACAGAGCTTGAGCAGCATCCGCTGCGCTTGCACCAAGTCGTAGGTCTCCACCGCCCGTCGTTGCCGCTCCAGCGTGAGCAGGTGCTCTGGCCCCGGCTGGGGCACCATCCACTCACCCCAGGCCATAAAGGCAACCTAGGAAGTCACAGTAAGGTGCCTGATGTCAGTCCCCACCGTGGAGTTGGTGGAGACCAACAACGGCCCGATCTGGCGAGTCTGTGGCCTCGGCTATTGCACCGAGCACCGCCAGCGCTGGCAGGCCGAGGTGATGTACGAGTGTCTGCTGGCCGCGAAAGGCGTGCAGGCGGATGATCTGAAGCGGTAGGCAAGTTCAGCCGGATGTTCACTTTGCCCCCGTGGTCATGCCGGGGGCTTTTTCATGCCGCCTCCAGCGGTTCCGGATCATCCAGTTCACGGCTGAGCCAGAGGCGTGTTTGATCCTCTGAATAGGACAGGTAGGTGATGCCATTGGCCATCGCCATCCAGACCACCACGCCGGTGTCACGGCGGTGGACCTTCCATAGGCCGGGCTGAATGCGCTGGGAGATGTTCATGTTGGGCATGGCTCAGTAGTCCCAGCGGCGGCGTTGGCCATCGGCGCGGCGGCCGAGATGCACAAAGCCCTTCGGGGCGCCATAGCCAACCGAATAGGGCCAGTGCTTGTCGCAGTAGGCCTGCACCTGCAGGATCGGTGCCCCTTCCACGTAGAAATCAACAGCGCCTTCCTTGGGGCAGCTGTAGAGGTGCTCAGAGTTCTTGGCACCACCGACTGCATCGTTGACGGCCTTGGGGCGGTAGCCGCTGGTGATGATCAGCGGCAGGCCTTTGAACTCACGCCGCACCTTCTCCATGAAGTTGGCCAGCGCCGTGGCGGTCTCGATCTGGTGCTGCTGGGTGAAGCGCCGCTCCGGTTGATCGAGTGCAAACTCACCCAGGCGAATGTTCGGTGTGACCTTGACGCTGAAGGGCGACTGGGGCGTGAGGCGTGGACTGCTTTGCTGCGCTGCCGGTTGCAGGCGCTGCTCACCGCAGAAGAGCGCCACCTCGGCGGCCCGCCGCCGCTCCAGGCCAGCCAGCACCGCTTCCCCGGCATGGACCCAGCGCGGCAGCTCCTGCTTCACCACCGTGCAGGGATCCTCCCCGGCAAGCAGTCGCTTGCGCAGGGTGGACTCCTCCAGTGCCCCGAGGCCGAGGTTGTAGGCAAAGCTGATCAGGGCCGCCACCTGATTGGGCTTCCACTGCTTGGCCAGCGGCAGCAGATGCAGCACCCCAGGGCCAAAGAGGTTCTCCACCTCGTTCTGCAGCAGCTCATCGGCCAGGGCTTGGCTGATCTTGTCGCCGATCCGCACCGGGGCATCCATCAACCGTGTGGTGCCCCAGCCGATGGTGGGCACACCAGCTGGGCAGCGGTAGGCCTCTAGATGGCAGCCTTCAAACTCGCGGATGATCTTCAGCGCCGGCGCTAGCCAAGTCGGCGGCAGCGGCGCCTTCTCCAACGGGTCTGCGCGATACAGCTCCGCAAATTGCTTGAGCGTGTCGGCACTGAGCTGCTCCTGCAGCCAGTCCCACGCCGCCAGCTGATGCGGCAGTTGCTTGTGATGCTTCGCCGCGTCGCGCAGTTGGATGATGCTCATGCCTCAGGCTCTTGGCGTTTGCGGGTTTGCGCCGGGCTGTCGATGAAGTAGGCCAGCAGCGTGCCCGCTGTGCTGCCCGCCACGGTGAAGGCTTGGGTCCACTGCTGACCGCAGGCCATCGGTTTGCGCGCCTCGCAGTTGACGACGTTGCCGGTGGCCATCAGCAGGCTGTAGCCGTAGCAAACACCAAGGAAACGCAACACCCAAGTGGAGACCGCTGCGTTGCTCACTTGCCGGTCATCTCCAGCTTTCGCACCCGCGTCTCCAGATCGCTCAGCCGTTCCTTGCTGTCGTTCTTCAGCTCGGTGATGTCGCTCTGCAGCGTCTCCAGTGCTTGGTCGATCTTCGTCACCTGCATGAACAGGCCACCAAGACCGAGAACGGCGGCGACCATCAGAGCGGGGATGGTTTGAGCGACCCATGCCGGGGCAATCACCTCAACGTCGTGATGCTGTTGCTCGGCCACGACTTAACCCTTACGCCGTCCTTTGTTGACCTTGCGGCCCTGCGCCACCAACCGCAATACCTGGATGCCAAGTTGCACCCAGCTGTTCGCTTTGACCGCTGGCGTCAGACTCAGCAGTTCACTGCCGGCTAACGCAACGGCGGCGACTTCGGCCACGGTTTTGTAGTCCATGCGGCAGATCCGTTTCTATAGGTTGCCGGCATGAAAAAGCCCCCGCCGTAGCGAGGGCTCCCGTCTCCCAGCTCGCAGCTCAGCTCTCGCCGTCAGCTGCTTGCTCGGAACTTGCCTTCTTCTTGCCGCTGGTCTTGGCCACCACCGCTTTGCGCTCGTCAGCGCTCAGGGTCCAGCCATTGCGCAGGGCATCCATCATCTCCAGCCGGGTCGAGGCCACATAGGTGGCCCCGTTTTCCGGGTGGGTGAGGGTGACCGGATAGGCCGACATCACTTAGCGATGAAAACCGTGGCGGTGGCAGCACCAGGGCTGCCGGTCTTGGTGATCACACCCTTGACCACAGCGGCACGACCGCCAAGGCGCTCGGTCACTTCAGGGCCAGAGAAGGGCACCTCCACGGTCTTGGCCGTAGCGGGCAGGGTGATGGACTCGATCACCACAAAAGTGCCACCAGCAGCGGTGGCGGCTTGCAGGCTCACAGTCCACTCAGCAGAACCGGCGGTGTAGGAGCTGTAACCACCAGAGGCGATCACCACCTTGGCGGTGTTCAGGCTGGAGGCATCAAAGACCACCTCAGAACCGGTGACGGTGGCGGTGGCGCCGCTGGCAACAGCCAGCTGCAGTTCAGCGTCGCGCAGGTAACCCCGGCGATCACTCATTCCAGTTGCGACAGGCATGGGTCAATCCTCAGTGAGGTAAAGAACAGAGATCAGGCAGCGACAGCGGCATTGGTGATGCCAGCCAGGCGTGCAATGGCGCGGGGGTGGAACACGGCCATGCCGAGGTAGGCCTCCACGCGGATGCGACGCACGGGCTTGGTGTCGATCTCGCCCAGATCGCGCACACCGATGCCACCGTTGGTGATCAGAGTGGCGCCATTAACGCCAGCGGCCACGCAGTAGACCGAGCTGCAGGCGCTGCTGCTGCCTTGGGTCTCGTTGAAGGCCATGATCTGAGCACCGGCCTCGTCGTGGTCGATGTCGATGATCGGCACGCCGTTGTAGGAAAGCTGCTGACGGCCCAGGGCGTCTTGGCCGTACTGCAGATTGCCCACCGCAGCAGCCACACGAGCAGCAGCCGAGAGACGGCGGCGCAGGGTGCGGTTCATGATCAGCACGGGGCTGCCCACGGTCTCATCTACCGCGTCGATCAGCTCATCAAGAGCAGCGAGGCTCAGGCCACCGCCGTTAGCGGCGTTGGTGATCAGCTGCGAGGAACCGCTAGGGATGCGGGCCTGCAGACCGTCGAACTCATTGACGTTGCTGGTGGAATCACCCTTGATCAGGGTCTTCTCCAGCTTGAGGCGTGCAGCCTTGACCTTCATCGCCACCTGGGCGGTGCGGATCTCAGGGCCTTGCATGGCTTCAAGAGCCAGGTCGATGTCCACATCACCGCCGAAGATCTTGAGCGCTTCGGACTGGGGGTTGATGATGCCGGTGGACTCGGAGTAGGCCTCGTTGACACCGCGGAAGCCGATACCGGGGAGGGTCTGCTCTTGGTTGTAGTGGATGCCGGTGCCGGTCACCGACAGCTGAGGCATGGCTGCGTAGAGCTTGCCTTCGCGGAAGATTTCAACGATCCCCTGCTTGAGGGAATCCTGCCGGCCCAGTTTGCCGGCCTCGATGGTGGTAAGTGCCACGGTTCAGAGGTGGTGGGGGTGAACAGGAGTCAGCGGCATCGCACCGGCTGAGCACAGAAGTTGTGGTGATCAGTGGCATCGCGCCAGCTGACACAGCCCCACATCGCGTGCAGGCATGACTTGAGTTGCCAAACACGCAAAAGCCCCGCCGAAGCGGGGCTCTATCAGCCCGATGCCAAAGCAGAGCGGGAACAGAATCAAAGTAGTCGGCGAGACTAAGCCGCAGGGGCCTCCGCTACACCTAAGCCAATAATAATGATCATTGTGTGGCCTCATGGGTAGGGGTGGGTTCGGGCTCTGGAATAGTTTCCGGTTCAGGCGCAACAAAGACATCTGTAACAGAGTCATATGTATCACCAATGCCTGCGTACTTGCCTCGGAAGTTTCCGTTGTAGCTGGTCTGCACCCAGTTGGTGTGAGAGCCAAAGAGCGATTGGCAGAAGCCAATGCCAACCTGTTCAGACTCAACACCGTTGTCGTCAAGGCAATCAGGGTTGCCTACGACAATGACGCGCAGCACTTTATTGGCTGCGTTAAGTTCAGCGAAGTGCGCCATGGCCTTAAATAGTAATGGAACCAGTTCCAGTAAAACGATACACTCTATAACCTGAGCGACTAGGAGTTGTATACGTACCTATGATAGCAGAAGGCGCGGAATATGTGTCTGGATATGCGATAATTACAACACCAGACCCACCCGTGCCCGGCGTGATTCCGTTTGCTGTTCCGGCACCGCCATCGCCCGTGTTGGCAGTACCACTGCCGCCTCCATAGGAGAACTTTCCGGCGCCATTACCACCTGCACCATAAGCTACTGAAGAACCAGTGATGCTATAGCTAATGCCTGCGCCACCTCCACTGTTGTCATAAAGACTTGGACGCGTACCTATCGCACTGGCACCTCCACCGCCGCCACTTGCCTCGTTGTTTGCGCTTGCACCATTTTGCGAGTTCCTTGTTGCATAAACTTCAAAGAAAGGCGGAGTTACTGTTGTTACGGTGGCGTTTCCGCCGGTGCTTGTACCAAAACCTCCGCCAGCAGGTCCATTGCAGCCCCCTCCGCCCGTTGATCCAACAGCAGTTGGTGATGTTTCTGCGCCGGTTCCATTACCACCTCGTCCTCCACCGGCTGCACTTGCGCCAGTAGCTATATCATCATAAGGGGAAAGGCTGCTGGTGTTTCCACCACCTGCGGCGACAGTGGCAATATATTTGAGACCCGACTGAATGAAGGTTCTATAAAAACGGACTTGACCACCACCACCGCCGCCGCCTGCGCCACCAGCGACTAACGCGCCTGCATTTCCGCCACCGCCAACTACCAAGACTTCGCAGGGTATGTTTGATACACCACTGCCACCAAAGAACTGAGTAAGAGTAGACATCAGATTACCCTCCAGCCACGAGTGGCATCAACGTAGTAAAAAGTGACAGAGACATTTGCCTTGTCGAGTGTCATGTCTTCCGCTAATGACATGATATTCGACCCATTACGAGCCAGAACTGTGTTTGTGAACGTCCCGCCAATCGTCACAGTCACTTCATTGCCGGCACTGGGGCTTGCAGGCAGTGTGATGGTCTGACCGGAAGCTGTAACAGTGCAACGCTCACGATTGGCCAACGTCTTGCCCACGGCTGTGGTGGTAACGGTGTAGTCACTGAGTGCGCCAATCTCGCTGACGCTCCAGCTGACATTGGCGGAGCCATCAACCGACTTGCCGGTGCTGCCTAGCGTTAGGGTGCGAGCGGTGCCCCAACTGCTGGTGGTGATGTTGGCGCTGCCGTTAAAGCTGGTGCCGTTGATGGTACGTGCGGTAGCAAGCGTTGTCGCTGTAGAGGCGTTGCCTGTTAGCGCTGCCGTGATGGTGCCGGCGCTGAAGTTCCCACTGGCATCGCGGGCAACGATGGCGCTGGTGGTGTTGGAATCTGTGGCGGTGGTGGCGCTGTTGCTGACCTTTCCGGTTGTGGAAATGGTGGCCAGTTTGGTGTCGACAATCGCAGCGCTAGCGCTGATGTCGCCATCAACGATGGTGCCATCGGCAATCTTGGCCGAGGTGACAGCGCCGTTATCAATGGTCCAGGTGGCACCGCTGCTGGAGACAGTGATGTCCCCTTTATCGCCATCTGTGACGCTTGCCCCACCGCCGCCAACCTCCACCATGGAGCCGGCAGCGTTCTTGATGTAGAGCTTCCCGGCGCTCTTATCCCACGCCGGTTCGGCGACATCAAAATCACCGGCGCTCGGGGTTGTTGTGCCCTGGCGGATCAGGATTTTGTTTTGACGTGGCATCAGAAGGTGCCTCCATCAATCGTTGCGCTGGGGCTCAGGTAATCCGTGCCATCCACCGCTGCGCTGTAGCTGCTGCCATTGCCCTTCAGTAGCCCAGTGACAGCGCTGGTGAGACCGGTGCCGCCGTAGCCCACCGCAATCGCCGTGCCCTGCCAGGTGCCGGTGCCGATGGTGCCGACCGTGGTGAGGCTGGAGCTGGTGACACCAGAGCCCAGGGCGCTGCTGCTCAGAACAGCGGTGCCATTGATGGAGTAGCTCTTGCCGCTGGCGAGGTTGATGTGCTCGCTGCTGGTCCAGGCATCAGTGCTGTCGATCCAGAGCCAGGTCTTATCCGTGGCCCCTTTGAGCACCAAGCCGCCACCATCGGCGGTGGAATCATCTGGGCTGGCAACCGCACCCAGCTCAAAGGTCTTGTCATCCACCGAGACGACGGTGGAGTTGATCGTGGTGGTGGTGCCGTTGACCG